ACGATGGCGGAACACTCAAGACAGTCGATGTAAACCAGATACAGGTTGACGGAGTACTACAGACTAACGCTCTAGTAGACCGTTTTAACCGTATTTACACTACTTCCACATCGTACGGTGTTAACTTAAACCTTTCACAGAACTATCAGAGTGCAAGGGTACAGATTTATGCCGACTACGAGGCTATGGATACCGATCCAATCATTGCCTCCGCATTAGACATCATTGCCGACGAGTGTACACTTAAAAATGCTCAAGGAGACGTAATTCAAATCCGTTCATCAGATGAAAACATTCAAAAAATACTTTATAGCCTTTTCTACGACATACTCAACATTGAGTTTAACCTGTGGTTCTGGATTAGAAACATGTGTAAGTATGGTGATTTTTTTCTTAAGCTCGAAGTAGCCGAAAAGTATGGAGTCTATAACGTAGTCCCCTTCTCTGCTTACAACATTGTACGTCTCGAAGGTACAAATCCCTCTAATCCTTCCGAGGTAATCTTTAAGTATGATCCAACTGCAGCCCTTGGTGCTACTGCCGGTTATTCTACTTCGTATCAGAACACCGATTTAGGTATTACGTTCTATAATTACGAAATGGCTCACCTAAGATTAATTGGTGATGTTAATTACTTACCTTACGGACGCTCCTATTTAGAGCCAGGACGTAGATTATATAAGCAGTATATCCTAATGGAAGATGCGATGATGATTCATCGTCTTACTCGTGCCCCACAGCGCCGTATCTTCTACGTAAATGTTGGTGCCATTCCTCCAAACGAGGTTGAAAACTACATGCAGCGTATGATTAACAAGATGAAGAAAACTCCTCTTGTAGATCAGAAGACAGGGCAGTACAACCTTAACTATAACGTACAGAACATGCTTGAAGATTTCTTTATCCCTGTACGTGGTAATGATTCTTCTACACGTATTGATAACGCACCACCTCTTGAGTATAATGGTATAGAAGATATCAATTACCTACTTAATAAACTATTTGCAGCCCTTAAGATCCCTAAAGCATTCCTTGGATACGAGAAAGATTTGACAGGTAAGGCAACATTGGCTGCCGAAGATATTCGTTTTGCACGTACCATTGAAAGAATTCAGCGTATTGTTCTTTCTGAGTTAAATAAGATAGCCCTCGTACATCTCTATGCCCATGGATACGATGACGAGTCGTTAACTAATTTCGATTTAATGTTAACTACTCCTTCTATAATCTACGAGCAAGAGAGAATTGCTCTTATGAAGGAGAAGATGGATTTAGCTGCACAAATGATGGAGACTAGTTTCTTACCTACTGATTGGATTTATGATAAACTATTCCACTTCTCTGAAGAGGAGTTCGATGAATATCGCGATCTAGTAATCGAGGATAAGAAGCGAATGTTCCGTATCAAGCAGATTGAAGAAGAAGGTAACGATCCTGCCGAAAGCGGACAGGCATACGGTACACCTCATCAAATTGCCTCAATGTATGGCGGATACGGATCGGCACCTCTATCAGGTCAAAACGTACCGCAAGGTTACGACGAAACTAATCCAGGAGAACCTGTTAAACTTCCAGGCCGTCCGGCAAATAAAGTATCACTTATTAATACTGCCGACGATCCTCTTGGAAGAGATAGAATGGGCGTTTATGATCTTAAGTCTAAACCCAATACTGGCGAAGATAGCCTGAAAGCTAAATTTACTGGCGGAAATCCAATGTCTTTGAAAGAAGGTAGAAGTACTACAGTAGCATCTTACCTTACAAATAAGGCTGCTTTAGAGTCTTATAAAAAGAAAAATAGAGTAAACATTTACGAAAACGAAAAAAACAGCGAGTTACTTGACGAATCACGTATTAGACCTGATTCAGATTTAATCTAATACGTTGATATTTATTAGTAAGTCAATTACCGATGATCAAACACAGTAAATACAAGAATACCGGTATTTTATTTGAGCTCTTAGTACGTCAATCTACCTCAGATTTGATGTCAAACAAGGATCCTAAAGCCGTTAAAATCTTCAAGAAATACTTCACAAACACGGAGTTAGGAAAAGAATATAATCTGTATAACACTGTAGCCAACTCGCCCAAGCTTACAGAAGCTAAGGCTGAAATCCTAATCAATACTATTGTTGAACAAGCCAAAAAGCTTGAAAGAGTAAAACTTGATAAAGAGAAGTATAACCTGATTAAGGAAGTTAAAAAACATTACGATCTAGACGATTTTTTTAAAGCAAAAATCGACAATTATAAGATTTACGCTTCAGTATTTACACTTATTGAGAATCAACTTACTAAGAAATTCTCTGATACCAAGCAAATCGTTACAAATAAACTCACACTTCTTGAACATATCACTAAAGAAGCCCTTACTGAAAGAAAAGTAGCCTCCAAGGTAGTACAAGAGTTTATGAAGGAGGACAAAGAGATCCGAATCCTTGCCTACAAGATTCTGGTTGAAAAGTTTAACGAAAAGTATGCTAGTCTATCTACAGAACAGAAAGACTTGCTTAAAGAGTATATCAACAACGTCTCCGATACAAAGAGACTAAGAACCTATCTCAACACCAAACTACTCGAAGTTAAAACCGAGCTCGTAGACTTAAAGTCTAACGTCGGAGATAAGGTTCTTAAAATAAAACTAAACGAGGTTTTGAATTTTATTAAGCCCCTTGGTCCAAACGATTCAATTAAGGACGAGGTGTTGATTGGCTTAATGCAGTACTATCAATTGATTAGTGAGCTCAAAGCCGTCAAATAATGAACAATCAATTTGCTACACAATTCTTACTAGAAGATTTCGAAGATCTACCTGACGAAAATCTACCTTTCGATATTGAGGCAATGATTGAGAAGGCTATGTCTTTTGGTCTAACTCGAATTGAAGCAGTAGCGATGGTTAGAGATATTATCAAAGGATTTAAGCTAGATGAAGATGGAGGAGCAGCAGCTGCAGCAGGTGGAGGAGGCAGTACAACAGGGGGCGGCGTAACTAATGGCGCAACATTTTCGCCCGGTGCCGGAGAGCAGTATGCTGCCGGAACTCGAAAGAAAAAGGTAAAAGAAGATGCACCGCGTCTTGCCGGATCTCCCGCTAAGACTACTTCACAGGGTGCTAAAAATCTGAGTGCATATAGTAGCGTCGGTTTTACTAAGGCACCAAGTGCTCAAGAGGCCGGAAAAAAGATAAAAGGTGTACAGGTTAAGATGCTTTGGAAGGAAGGTCAGACTCCTGCCTGGGATCAGGTAAAAGAGTATGTATTAAAACTAGCAAAACATTACGGATACGGAAACGATTACGTCGAGTACATGAAAGGCTGTCACGAACAGGGTCTGATCGTTAATCCGCAGGATCTGGAAACCTGTACTGCAGGGTATGGGGAAGCTTTACGGGAATATATTAATGAATCTCGTGCATATTCTCAGTTCAAGAAGCAGACCGCTATCCGTCCTAAGGACCAGCAAATGCACGAGGCGGTCAAAATGATTCATAAAAAATTAGAAGAAGTATCCAAGCTTGTAGAATTTGCTCAGCAAATGAGAAATGAGTTATCTGAAGGTGAAAATGCTCTTGAGTACAAGCATAATACAAAAAAAATATTTGAGAAAATTAATTCTAAAGTAGTAGAAGTGTATACAAAAACTAGAGATTTGAAATGAAAGAGCAACTCAACGAAATTAAAAGAATGCAGCAATTAGCTGGTATTTTAGAAGAAAACTACAGTCGTCAACCAGACGTACCTCGTTTTGATTTAGATAACGAAATATACCCGCTTTCAGGTAATCCAGAAAATCTAGAAAAATTAAGACAAATACTTGTAGATGGAGCAATGAGTGTAATAAAACATATAGCAGACCAGTTTGGAACAAATACAGCAGATGAGTTTTATTCATTAGTTGAAAAAACAAAAGAAGCAAGTACTTTAAAGGAATTAGGTGATTTATATAACCTCATGGAAGATTTTTTATATGAAAATACCGATGTTTATACAAGCAGTATGGGTGTAGGTAAAAAAGATATAAGACATCCTGAATACGGAGAAGAGTAAAACAGTATTTGTAAAGTTAATTTAAAATAAAGTATATGGCAAAAGCAAAAGGCGGCGGTGAATCTAGAAAGATCAGTTTCGGCAAAAGAAAAACAGGTTCTGCACGAAAGAGTTTCAACAAACACAGTCCGCGACCAAAGAAATATCGCGGGCAAGGAAGAA